AGCATGTTTTATGAATTTGGAGGTAATCTATCCAACTTCTGTTAATGTAATACCTTATGGACAAGCACTATTGGTATTCCACGGAACTATGGAATATAATGAAGATGGTGTAGCAATTGGTGAAAATCAAGATGCTGCTAGAATATTAGCTGGTATGATTAAACAAGTTAACCAACAAGTCCAATCAGCATATACGATTCAAGGACCACCAGTTGTTCAATTACCAAAATCTAAAAACCTTTCATCAACCAAAGGAAAGTACAATTCACAAATATCAAAATTACAAAAGAAATTCAAATTAAAAGATAACGATGGTATCGCAGATTATCATCAAGCTTTTTGGACAAATTTCGTAACTAAGAAATCACCATCTAAATTAGATAATAGAACTCTAATGGGATTGGTAAAGAGATGGGCATTCTATGATAAATCATTCCGTTTAGATAAGAAGAACATTACTGATGAAAAGACATTGGAATGGGCTAAGGGTATTGATAAAAATGACCATGCTAAGATGGCTAAGGATAACATCAGACCATTTGAAGATATCTTCTTAGGGATTGGTGCAGATATCCTATCCTTTATGAGTTCGGTTCTTGCAGCTAACCCTGATAAGGCAGTTAGAGATATGAAGAAGAGGTTAGACCAAACCATTAAAGATGTGAAGAAATCAGGCGATGTTAAGAAGATTGCTAAACTCAAATTGGAGTTGGAAAGATTGAACGCAATTGGTGGTAAGGATAAGATTGTACCAAACGAAGGAATCGTATTTGTGTATGGTGGTAAAACTTTCAAACTGACTGGAACATTCGCACCATTAAATCAGATATTGGGATTATTTTACGAATAGTAAAAAATCGAATACTTATATATATGAATATATAATAGGTTATGGCTGATAAAAAATTTAGTAGAAAGTTCATGCATCCAACTCGTAGAAAGTTGGCTGATATGGTACAAACTGGTGAGTATGAAAAAAATACTCAAATCGGATTCTCTGATATCAAAGAACAAGAAGTAAAACGTAACGTTGGTGATATTTGGAGTGATTCTGATGGTAATGTTTGGGAACAAAAAGATTTTGGTAGAGTAAAATCATCCAAAATGTCAAACGTAATGTCTGAATTAAGAAATTACATTGAGAAGCAATCCCAATGTAAAGCTACTGATTGTGATGTTAGTGGAAAGTTTTCAAATTCAGATAAAAAGTTAATTTCTAAAACTGGTTATTGTGCTGGTTGTTTAGCAAAGAGAGAACTTATTATAAAGCAAGATGGTTTATGGGAATCATATGAACAATATAGAATATATTCTAATATGGCTGATTACGGAACTGATGTTTTAGAAAAATGGAATCAAGCTCTTAAAGAAGTATCTAACATTCACGAATATGTAAATGATGATGGTTCGGTAGAAAAATGGCAATCAAATGATGATGTTCAAACTTTAAAAGCTCAAATAGAATCCGATATAGAAAATGGTAAGAAAGAACTTATCGAAGTTATCGAAAAACGTAATATTGCGTATGAGAAATTAAAGGATATGAATTATGAATTGGTTAAAGAAATTTGATTTAAAAACTCTCCTAATAATAGCACTGTGTATTGTGGTGTTAATGAGAGGATGTGATGGTAATGATACTAAAGAAATAGAAACCATTAAAGTTGATGGGAAAGATTATGAGTTACTGAAACAAACTATTGATACTGTTGTTGTAACTAAGGAAGTAAAGGTACCTACATATGTACCAAAATATATAACCAAAGTAAAGACCGTTGAAGTTGAAATTCCAATTGATGTAGATACATTGGCTATTGTAGAAAAATACTTTGCAACATATCAAGTCAAAGATACTTTAAATCTTTCATATGAATTTCCAAATGGGGTTACTGATTCTTTAGGTAATAAACCATCTCCAAATTTGGGATTTGGTATTATAACCGATAACATATCACAAAACTCAATCATATCCAGAGATGTAGATTGGACATTTAAAATTCCAACAATTTATAATACTACAATAGTAAAAGAACTACCAAAAACTCAATTATATTGGGGATTAAATGGTGGGTTCAATAGAGAAGATGTGGTTACTAACTTATCAACATCTCTATTACTAAAAACTAAAAAAGATAAAATATTTCAATTAGGATTAGGTGTGCAAAATAATTCTAACATACAACAACTATCACCATATATTAGTGGTGGTATGTATTGGAAATTATCATTTGGTAAGAATAAATAATTTATGGCTAAGCAATCAATTAAAGAAATAATCAAATTGGAGTATCAGAAGTGTGCTTCTGACCCAATTTATTTTATGAAAAAGTATTGTATGATTCAACACCCAGTTAGGGGAAAAATACAATTCCAATTATATCCTTTTCAGGAAGAGACTTTAGTTGATTTTAAAGACCATAGATATAACATCATATTAAAATCCAGACAAACTGGTATCTCAACATTAACCGCAGGTTTTTCATTGTGGAAAATGTTATTTAATCAAGACTTTAACGTATTGGTAATTGCAACTAAGCAAGAAGTTGCAAAGAACTTAATTACAAAAATTAGGGTAATGAACCAATACTTACCATCTTGGTTAAAGTTGGAAACAGTAGAAGATAACAAACTATCACTTAGATATGCAAATGGTTCACAAGCCAAAGCAACTTCGGCCGCTGGTGATGCTGGTCGTTCTGAAGCACTATCTTTATTGGTATTTGATGAGGCTGCTTTCATCGATAAGATTGAAGAGATTTGGGTATCGGCTCAATCTACGTTATCTACGGGGGGTAACGCAATTGTGTTATCAACTCCAAATGGTGTGGGTAATTGGTATCACAAAACTTGGGTAGGTGCTGAAGAAGGTAGAAATGATTTCAACACAATCAGATTACATTGGACAGTTCACCCTGAAAGAGACCAAGATTGGAGAGATGAGCAAGAAAGATTATTAGGACCTAAAGGAGCAGCACAAGAATGTGATTGTGATTTTGTATCGTCTGGGGATAGTGTTATAGACCCACAACTTTTACAATTCTATAAAGAAACTTACGTCCAAGACCCTATCGAAAAAACAGGGTTTGATGGAAATCTTTGGAAATGGGAATATGCTGATTATAATAAATCATACATAGTTGTAGCTGATGTTGCGAGGGGAGATTCATCGGATTTCTCCACCGCTCATGTTATTGATGTGGTGGCATCAACTCAGGTTGCCGAATATAAAGGTAAGTTGGATACAAAAGATTTTGGAAACTTCTTAGTAGCATTATCAACTGAATATAATAACGCACTATTAGTAATTGAAAACGCTAATATTGGTTGGGCTGCAATACAACAAGTAATTGATAGAAATTATTCCAATCTATATTATACTGATAAGGATATAAAATATGTGGATGCTGGTAATCAATTTACAAATAAATATCGCTCGCAGGATAGGAACCAAGTAGCAGGGTTCTCCACAACATCCAGAACACGTCCTCTAATCATCTCAAAGTTGGAAGAGTACATAAGAGATAAATCAATCACATTACGTTCAGTAAGAACGATTGATGAGATGTTTACATTCATATGGAATAATGGAAGAGCTGAAGCAATGCGAGGTTATAACGATGATTTAGTTATGGCACTTGCAATTGGATTATGGGTTAGAGATACTGCTCTTAGGTTAAGACAAGAAGGTGTTGATTTAACCAAACAGGCTATTAACAGTATTTCATCTCATACTTATACTGGTATATATGGTGGTAATGATATCGATGATAATCCTTGGAAAATGGATATTGGAGATGGTACTCACGAAGACTTAACAAATTGGTTATAAATCAATTTTTTTATATTTATATAGTATAGGATTTATTATGGATAATACAACTAAAGAACTTTATGATGATTTTACAAAGCAATTCGAAGATGATATCTTTGAATATGATGTAGAAAACCATGATGATTTAAAAGAATTTTTAGAATTCATAAAAGAATATAAGCCGGATGTAAACGAAGCTGAATATCAAGGTAGAGAGGTAAAACTCAACAAACCGATGGCAGGTGATGTAAAGAAGTTTAAGGTTTATGTTAAGAATCCAAAAGGAAATGTTGTGAAGGTTAATTTCGGACATGGTGGAACATCAGCTAAAAAAGCAGGTGAGAAAACTATGAGAATTAAGAAAGATAACCCAGAACGAAAAAAAGCATTTAGGGCAAGACATAATTGTGATAACCCTGGTCCAAGAACTGGAGCAAGATATTGGAGTTGTAAAGCATGGTAAATAAATTAGGATATATTAATAATTTTTTGTATCTTAGTTAGATTATTAAATAAAGAAAAGTAGAATGGCAGAACAACAAAATAGTTCATTTTTTCAAAAGTTAACTAAACTTTTCTCTACCCAAGCCGTAGTCGTTGTTGACAAGGATGGTAAGAGGACAGTTAAGGATACGGATGATAGACAGCAGGGTAGTACTAACTTAATGAATTTAAGGGATAGGTACACAAAACTACAACGTTCGTTCTATGGAGACCAGATGGCAGCTCAATCAATGGCTTATCATCAGGTCCGTAGAGAATTATTTAGAGATTATGATGCAATGGATAATGACCCTATTATTTCATCTGCATTGGATATATACGCAGATGAATCAACACTAAAGAATGAATTTGGTGATGTTATTCAAATCAAAACTCAGAATGAAAAAGTAAAAGAATTATTAGAAAATCTTTTCTATGATATTCTTAATGTAGAATTTAACCTATGGGCTTGGACTCGTAATATGGTTAAGTATGGTGATTTCTTTTTATCAATAGAAATTGCTGAAGGTAAGGGAATTATCAATGTACAACCACTACCAGTTTATGAAACTGAGAGATTGGAAAATACTGACCCAATAAACCCAAACTATGTTAAGTTCAAAGTTAATCACGACCCAAATGGTAAAGGTGAATACGAAAACTTTGAAATGGTACACTTCAGATTATTATCAGATACCAACTTCCTTCCTTATGGAAAGGCAATGATTGAAAATGGTAGAAGAATTTGGAAGCAAGTTTCTCTTATGGAAGATGCTATGCTAATTCATAGAATTATGAGAGCA